CAAGTAAAAGCAATCGCATCTTCTCCAGATGCAGGTCGTTCTGAAGCCTTATCACTATTAGTTGTGGATGAGGCGGCATTCATTAGAGATATCGATGAAATTTGGTTATCAGCACAATCAACTCTATCAACGGGTGGTTCTGCTATTATTCTTTCTACACCAAATGGTGTGGGTAACTTCTTCCATAAAACTTGGGTAGCAGGTGAAGCCGGACAAAATGGTTTCAATTGTATCAATCTACATTGGACTGTACACCCTGAAAGAAATCAGGCATGGAGAGATGAACAAACTCGTATCTTAGGAGTTAAAGGAGCAGCACAAGAATGTGATTGTGACTTTATTGGTTCGGGTGATACCGTAATCGACCCGGCATTATTGACTTGGTATAAAGAAACATATGTAATGGAGCCGGTTGATAAGCGAGGATTTGATGGAAATTTGTGGGTATGGGAGCATCCAAATTATAATAGACAATATATGGTATCCGCTGACGTTGCGCGTGGAGATGGAGCCGATTTTTCAACGGTACAAGTAATTGACATTGAAGATAGTTCACAAGTTGCAGAATATAGAGGTAAAATCGAAACAAAAGATTTTGGAAACTTCTTAGTAAGTTTGGCAACGGAATATAATAACGCCCTATTAGTAGTAGAGAACTCAAACGTAGGTTGGGCAACAATTCAACAAATCATCAATAGAGGATATGGAAATTTATTCTATATGAGTAATGATTTAAAATATATTGATACCGAAAGACAGATGAGTAATAAATTTTATAGAGATGAAAAGCAAATGGTTGCAGGATTTTCTACAACATCTAAAACTCGTCCTCTTATCATATCAGCATTGGATACATATATGACCGATAAGGATATCTTAATTCGTTCACAGAGACTCATAGATGAGTTATTTACATTTATTTGGAATGGTGGTAGGGCTGAAGCTATGAAGGGTTACAATGATGACCTTACGATGGCATTAGCAATTGGACTTTGGGTTCGTAATACCGCACTCCGTTTAAGACAAGAAGGAATTGATTTAACTAAGAGTATGTTAAACGCTTCTCAGATAAATCAGTATGAAGGATTTGTATCAACCGGCTATTTGCGTAAAAACCCATATGAAATGGAATTAGGTAAAGGTGAGATTGAAAACTTAACTTGGTTGCTAAAGTAATTTTTATATATTTATATGTTGAAACTATTGTAATATGAAATTAATAAACCTAATCCCACTAAAAGAAATGGAAAATCCTTGTTGGAAAGGATATGAAATGGTGGGTACTAAGAAAAAAGATGGCAAAGAAGTTCCTAATTGTGTTCCTGTAAGTGAAGATATCAATAGTGATGATGATGTAAATTACGGATACGTTGAACCAGAAGAATATGATGTAGAAGATGAGGATATGGTAGATTTCATTGGCTTTATGAGAACATATTCTAAAACTTTAAGTGAAGCAAATTGCAATTGTGTTTATGAAGCAGAGTATCAGGGTAGAAGTGTTCAATTGGGTAAACCAATGCAAGGTGATGTAAAGAAATTTAAAGTATATGTTAAGAATCCTGCTGGCAATGTTGTTAAGGTAAACTTCGGCCAAAAAGGAATGAAAATAAGAAAATCAAATCCAAAAGCAAGAAAATCTTTTAGAGCAAGAATGAATTGTGATAGTCCAGGGCCAAGACACAAAGCAAATTATTGGAGCTGCAGGAAATGGTAATTTGGTAAATCCAAAAAATTTCCGTATCTTTAGAAAAATATAAAAAAAAATGGCAGCAGATAAATCAATATTAGGTAGGTTACAAAAATTATTTTCAACAAATACCATAGTTCGTAAAACAGCAGATGGAGTTAAGGTCATTGATACCGACGAGTATCAGAATATGACTACTAACTTAGTAGACCGTTTTATGAAATTAAAGGTTACTAATTATGGCACAGGCCAATTAGAATCATCGATGGCATATCAGCAAGTTAGAATTGACTTGTTTAGAGATTACGATTCAATGGATACCGACCCGATTTTAGCATCAGCATTAGATGTATACGCAGATGAGTGTACGGCTAGAAATGAAATGGGTAATGTATTAAAAATCCACCACGAAGATGATAACATCAAACAAATTTTAGAAAATCTTTTTTATGATATTCTTAATGTAGAATTCAACTTATGGCCTTGGACAAGAAACTTGGTTAAATATGGTGATTTCTTTTTACAATTAGAAATAGCAGCAGAAGAAGGTATTGGTATTGTAAACGTAATGCCATTATCAACCTATGAGGTTAGTAGAGTAGAGGGATTTGATATGGAGAATCCTCAAAGAGTTAAATTCGTTTATGCGCCATACCAAAATCCATTAGGAGCATATGGTATGAGCCCAAAGAAGGAATTTGAAAACTATGAGATGGCTCACTTTCGCTTAAATTCAGATTCAAACTTTTTACCTTACGGAAAATCAATGATTGAAGGTGGTAGACGAGTTTGGAAACAATTAATGTTGATGGAAGATGCTATGTTAATTCATAGAGTAATGAGAGCTCCTGAAAAGAGAATTTTCAAAGTAGATGTTGGTAATATCCCACCAAATGAGGTAGATAACTACATGCAGAAAATTATTAACTCATCTAAAAAAGTTCCATTCGTTGATGAAAGAACTGGTGAGTATAACTTAAAGTACAATATGCAAAACCTTATTGAAGATTATTATATGCCAGTTCGTGGTAATGATAATGGTACTTCAATTGATACTCTAAAAGGTTTAGAATATAATATGATTGATGACATCAATTACTTAAAAGGTAAAATGATGGCAGCATTGAAAATCCCAAAAGCATATTTAGGATACGAAGAAGATACCAATGGTAAAGCAACATTGGCAGCAATGGATATCCGTTTTGCTAAAACAATTGAAAGAGTACAAAGAGTATTGATTTCCGAATTAACTAAGATAGCAATTATTCACTTATATGCACAGGGTATAGATGATGATAGATTGACTAATTTTACATTAGAATTAACTATTCCATCTAAAATATATGAGCAAGAACAAGTTGAATTATATACTTCTAAAGTGGCATTGATTACACAAATGCAACAAACTAAAATGTTTTCTAAAGAATGGATGTATGAAGCAGTTATGAAGATGGCTAAAGATGAGCAAGATGAATTAACATTGCAAGTATTGGATGATACTAAACAAACATTCCGTTTAACATCAATTGAAACACAAGGTGTAGACCCTGCTAAAGAAACAGGAACTGAAGGACCAACGAATGTAGAAGAAGAATTGAATAAATTGAAAACAGAATTAGAGGAAGAAGGACAAGTTGGTAGACCAAAAGACCCGGTTAGATATGGTAAAGATGACCATCCAGAAGGTAGAGACCCATTAGGTATTAAGACCCTTAAACAAAAAGAAGGTTCGGTAAAATACAAACCAAGAACGAATTACCAAGAGATATTTAAGGATATGAAAGGTGGTAAAAAGAGAATTTTGACAGAAGATATAAATAAAAAGTAGGAAACCAATAGAAAAATATATTTATATCTGATAAATCATACAATTTGATGAAAAAAATAAAACATTCGAAATTTAAAAACACTGGGTTTATATTTGAATTATTAGTAAGACAGATTACATCAGAAATCATGTCTGCAAATAAATCAGTAGCCGAGCGTATTTTAAAAGAACATTTTAATTCTAAAAAAGAACTTTCAAAAGAATTAAAATTATACCAATATTTAATTAACGAAAAATATAATTCAGAATCAAAAGCTGAAAAATTCATAGATACTATATTAGAGGCTCGTAAAAGATTAGATGAAACCAAACTTGCAAGAGAAAAATATAATCTTGTAAAAGAAATTAAAGATACTTACAATTTGGAAGAATTTATTAAATCTCCAATTTCTAATTATAAAACATTAGCATCTATTTACAAAATATTTGAAGTAGCTAGTACGGATGAACAATACGACCCAACAGATATTGTAAGTTCTCGCTTTACTATAACCGAAAGCATTATCAATTCTTCTATTCAAAATAAAGATATAAAGTTGAAGGATTTAGTAATGGAAGAGTATAAGAAGCAAGATGAAGATTTAAGAGCAGTTTCTTATAAATTATTAGTTGAATCATTTAATAACAAATATAAAAATCTTACCAGTGAACAAAAAGGATTATTAAGAGAATATATTAATAATATTAACAACACAGGTAAATTAAATGAGTACGTTTCAAATGAAATTACTAAATTAATCAATGGATTAAAAGAAGTAGGTTCTAAGATAACTGATAAAGTAACTCAAATTAAATTAGCAGAAACCATCGCTAATGTAAGAAAAGTAAAATCAGTTAAAAGAATCAAAGAACAACACTTATCAGCATTAATGATGACTTATGAGTTATTAAGTGAATTAAAACAATCGATAAAAAAATAAAAAATGGTAAATTATAGAGCATTTAACGCAAAATTAGTAACATCTGGTTCTGCTACATTGATAGATAGAGTTTGGGGTATAATGCCTGTAACCGGTGTAACAGGTACAGTTACATTGGAAGGTAATACAACTATCTCATTAGCACATTTGACAGCAGGAGAACCTTTTCCTTGCTATGTTAAAAGTATAACAGTAACCAATGGTGGTTCTGTTTATGTATTAGCTTAAAATTATTAATAATGCCAGCACAATCAAAAGCACAACAAAGATTTATGGGAATGGTTCACGCTACTCAAAAAGGTGATATGGAATCCCCATCACCTGAAGTTAGTAAAGCAGCCGATTCTATGAGTGATAAAGATGCTAAAGATTTTGCATCAACTTCCCACAAAGGATTGCCCGACCACGTTAAAGAAGCACTTATTCAAAAATTAAAAGAAAGAATAAGAGGAATTGTTAGAGAGATGAACACCACTGGTAATGCAGAAGGATATAACACTCCATATGCATTTAGTGGTAAAGATAGTGAAAAGAAAAAAGCTAAAAGACAAGCAGACCTTACGGGATATACTCCAGTTAATGAAAATAGATGGTTAGCATTAAAACAAGATGAATCAACTGCACAAGCTAAAATAGGTAGAGGTATATCTAATATCAATAAACAATTAAAAGAAATGGAAAGATTTCTTAATTGGTATGGCAAAATTAAAAATGAAAGTGGTGTAGATAATAAATCTTATTGGAAAAGGACAAATAGTCATATTTATAGTATACAAGAGAGATTATTAAAACTAGACCAGAAAATTAGACAAATATCAGAATAATGAAACATAACGAACTAAAAGAACTTATCCGTCAAGTAGTAAAAGAAGAAAGCGATTACCAACAATTATTCAAACATATGTTGGATAGAACGGGTAAATCTATTCCTGATATGACAGATGCTGAAAAAGTTAAATTTTTTACTGCAGTAGATAAAGCAAGTAAAGCAAAATCCGAAGGTAAATTAACAGGATATAACGAAGCTGAATTAACTGCCGGTCAAAAGAAAATTGATACTGATGGTGATGGTGAGATTGAAGGTTCGGATTTAGCAGCATTAAGAGCTAAAAACGAAGTGGTAAAAAAAAAAAGGTAGATGAAAATCTAGCAATTGGAATACTAACAACTTTGGGTGGTATTATAGTTGGTAAGATTATGTTCTATTATATGATAGATTTGGTTGAAAAGGGAATGAAATACTTTACAGCTAATAAAGATTATAAAGAACCGGTAAAAAACATATTAAATAAATTATCTAATGATAATAGTTTCATAGATAAAGTAACTAATATGATTGATACTAAAAGAGGAATTGATAGTACAATGGCTGATGGAATAGTTAAGTTACCAATTGTTCAGAATTTAATTTCTAAAAATATTGGTGATTTGGATAAGACAGAAATGGAAAATCAAATAAAAACTATATTTTTAAAGTCTTGGTCAGATAAAGCAAATATTGATAAGGCGATAGAAAAAGTTAAAAAAGATATAAAATAAAATGAGTAAAGGATTATTGATAGAAACGCATTTGTTCGAAGCAAAACTTCAACAAGAAGAAAATGGAACTTACTTAGTTAAGGGAATCCTACAAAGAGCAGGTGCTCCAAATCAAAATCATAGAAGATATCCTAAAGGAATATTGGAAAGAGAATGTAAAAAATACGAACAACTCATTAAAGAAAGGAGAGCATTAGGTGAATTAGACCATCCAGATTCTCCCGTTATCAACCTAAAGAATGTTTCTCATAATATTAGAGAAATCTATTGGGAAGGGGATGATGTGTGTGGAGTAGTAGAAATTCTTTCAACTCCATCTGGAAATATACTAAAAGAATTATTAAAAAATAATATTCGTTTAGGAATTTCATCAAGAGGGTTAGGTTCGGTAAAAGAGTTATCAGATGGAACTGTAATGGTTCAGGAAGACTTTGAATTAGTTGGATGGGATTTTGTATCCAATCCATCAACACATGGAGCATTTATGGCACCTTTACAGGAATCAAAGCAATGGGCTAAAATGGCCGAAGAATGTGGTAAATGGTGTCGTTCACAAGATTTAATGAGAGAAATTATAATAGAATTAAACTAATATGGCAAAGTTAATAAATTTAATACCAAATAAGGAACTAAAAAAAGAATCCATTGAAGATATGGATGTAACTCTACCATCTAAAGTAGACAAATTTTTAGAAAGAGCTTTACAAGTTATTAAATCATATAGTTTAACGAGAAAAAAAGAACAATTGGTAATGGCTAAACTGGTAGATGCATTGGGGATGACTCCACAAGATTTAGCAGCAGCCGTTCAACGATTGAAAAAATATAAAATTGCAAAGAAATAATAATATGATACGTTTAAGAGATTTATTAAACGAAACTGAAGAGTTTCAACAACTTCCAACTGAATTGAAAAAGCATTTCTTAGAAATCATTTCAACGTATAATCAGCATAGAGAAGGAATGAGTAGAAAATCCGATATTATGCAAATAGCAGAAACATTGGGTGGAATTGCAGATGCAGCACAAGAATACACTTTGAGAGAAGGTGGTGATTGGTTTGATAGAGTAACTATTAAAAGAAATATGAATGAAC